CTTTTCTGTTTTCACCTCAAAACGGGAGCGTAAGTTATGATTAAGCCTGAACTGGTCATAGTTCATACCGATACCGATTCGAACGGCTCTAATCGGCTGGAATCGGTTTTAGTGACGCATTCACGGAGCCTTATTGGCTCTCCGACCCCTAGAATCAGCTCACGGCTCAACGATTTACCGTCTAAAGGTCAGGAAGTTATAGACTTTGCGGCTAAATGCGGATTAAAGCTTCTCCCGTGGCAAGAATTCTGTTTAATCAATGCGCTTAAAGTTAAACCCGATGGGCGGCACGCTTCGCCGCTAGTCTCAATCGTAGCCGCTCGCCAGAATGGAAAATCTACGATTATGATCGCGTTAATCTTGACTCGCCTTTTCCTATGGAAAGAGCCGTTACAACTTGGTTCGGCTCACGTTCTCACGACTTCGCTGGAGACTTTTAGGCATATTGTCTCGATAATCGATGGTCACGAATTTCTAAAGAAGCAAGTTAAGAAGATTCGCTGGGCGCACGGGTCAGAGGAAATTGAAACGGTCGACGGTTGCCGTTATGTCGTAAAGGCGGCGAACGCGGCGGCTCGTGGATTCGCTAAACCTGAAACCGTGTATATGGACGAAACCCGACAGCTTAAAGATACAGAAGCCTGGTCAGCTTTACGCTATACCCAGATGGCGGCGGATAATCCGCAATTATGGACGTTTTCGAATGCGGGTGATCAGCATTCGCTAATTCTCAATCAGCTACGCGATAGAGGAATGGCAAGCGCGGCTGGAGCAGATGACGATATCGCTTACTTTGAATGGTCAGCACCGAATGACAAGATTATGGACGAAGCTAACTGGGTGGCAAGTAATCCAGCTCTGGGCTGGACAATTCACGAAGATAATATCCGCGCCGTTCTCAATGATCCGCCAGATGTAGTAATGACAGAAGTTCTCTGTCGCTGGGTTAACACAATTAGCGCGGCTATACCTGCAAAAGAGTGGGAAGAATGCGGCGCAGACAATATCGAATTAGACCCAGATAAATTAACCTGGCTCGCTATTGACTTATCTCCAGATAGGCGCGATGGCGCTTTGGTAGGTGCGCAAAAGAATGCCGACGATACTTTCAATATAAAGCTTCTCCACACTTGGCATAATCCAATTTCGCTAGATGATAGAGCGGTTGCTAATGAGATCGCGCCTTATGCCAGAAAATATCCGACCGAATACGTAGCATTCTCAAAGCGCACGGCTTCGGCGGTTGCTGGTCGATTACAGCCCGCTGGAATTCCCGTTATTGATATTGACGGAGCCGTCTACGGTCAGGCGTGCGACGAACTTCTCTCGGCAATTACAAGCCATAGGCTTCGGCACGGGCGGAATGAAGAATTTACTAAACAGATTCTTTCAGCCGTTGCGTTGCCGCGTGGAGATGGCGGCTGGGTAATTGGACGAAGAGCGTCAAGTGCCATCGTTTGCGCTTGCGTGGCGGCGGCTTTAGCCACACACTTTGCGACTCGCCCAGAGACAGAGATAGACATTCTAGTCGGTTAAGTGTAAAGGTTTACCTTAGACTTACGGCTATGGGAATTCTTGACGTATTCACGGGCGGAAAAAAAGCCGCGCCAGAAGTTAACACTTTTGACGTCGCCGCTTCATTAGCTCCAGTTAATACCACTAATCAATTATTTAATTTCTTTGGCGGTGGCATTACAGCTACTAGAGCCGAAGCTATGTCGATTCCAACTATTGCACGCGCTCGCGGAATTATTACGTCAAGCGTTGCCGCTATTGAACTAGTCGTACGAGATAAAAATACTGATATGGAAATTGACGCGCCACGCGTTATTAATCAACCTGATCCACGAATTCCAGGAAGCGCATTTTATTCTTGGCTGGCAGAAGATTTATTATTTTATGGTAACGGTTATGCCAGGATTTCCGATTTATATCAGGATACGTATCGCGTTAGATCAATGGAAAGAATTTCGCCAGAACGTGTTGGTGTTAAAACTAATGCGCTAGGTACAGAAATTGAGTATTACACAGTAGACGCTTACGAAGTTCCGACGCAAGGCGTAGGAAGTTTAGTAGTTTTCTACGGTAACGATGAAGGATTACTTCGCAGAGCTGGTCGCACGTTACGCGCTGGCGCAGAATTAGAACGCGCGGCGGCGATGTATGCGGCGGAGCCAGTTCCAACTATGGTTCTTAAATCTAATGGAACTTCATTACCTGCCGACCGTATCGCAAAACTTTTAGAATCGTGGGGAAGTGCTAGACGTAATCGCGGTACAGCATTCTTAAACGCCGACGTTACTTTAGAAACTTTAGGATTTGATCCAGAGAAATTACAACTAAACCAAGCGAGAAGCTACGTCGCCACCGAATTAGCGCGCGCCATAGGTATTCCAGCGTATTACGTAGACGCGGAATCGGGATCATCGATGACGTATTCAAACGCGTCGACGGCGCGCCAGTCATTAGTCGATTTCTCATTATTGCCAATGATGAAAAGTATAGAGTCAAGATTATCAATGTCGGATTTCGTGCCAGTATCGCAAGAAGTTAAATTTAATTTAGACGAATACTTACGCGGATCAGCATTAGAACGCGCACAAATTTACGATATTTACAATCGACTCGGCGTACTTAGCGCCGATGAAATCCGAAGAATGGAAGATATGATCCGATGAATAAAATAAAAGATAATCCAATGAATATCGATTTTTCTATTAAAGTTATTGCGACAGATTTTCCAAAACGTGAAATCTCTGGTCGCATTGTTAGCTGGAACGAAGCTGGCGTAACAAGCGCTGGAGAAACTGTATTTACTCCAGGCTCTATTACTTTCGGCGATAATACTAAATTATTATTAGAGCATAACCGTACTTCGCCTATTGGTTTTCTTAAATCTTATTCGGTAAATAATCAAGGCGTGGACGCGGTGTTTTCGGTGCTTCCAACTAACGCTGGCAACGATAGTCTTATCGAAGCTAGTTCTGGAGCAAGAGACGGTTTTTCGGTGGGAGTTACTGCCGATAAATATGAGCATATAAAAGGCGTTCTCACAATAACCGCGTCTACTTTACGCGAAGTCTCTTTAGTAACTGATCCAGCTATCGCCAGCGCAAAAGTCTCAGTCGCGGCAAATCTCGAAGATAATTCCGTTCCACTTATTAAAGAGGAACTGGATAAACCAACAACAACCAAACCAGAAGGAGACGAAGTGGAAACCACTCCGACCGTTCCAGAAGCTTCCGCCGAAACGGTTGAAGCCGCTTCACAGAATGTCCAGGCGTCTACTCGCCCAGTATTCTTTACTAAACCACGTTCACCAATCAATTCTCAAGCTACTTACTTGGAACACACAATCCGCGCAAGCATTCGCCCTAATTCCGATTCAGCGCTATGGGTTCGCGCCGCTGACGATTCAATGGCTACCGAAGTCGGATTTAATCCAACACGTCAACTAACCGAAGTAATTAACGGTTTAACTAATTACACTCGAAGCAATATCGACGCGATTCGTACTTTCGCATTACCTGACGCTGGAATGAGCTTTGAAATTCCTAAAATCACAGCGGTTCCGACTGTTGCCGCAACTGCCGAAGAAGCCGCTCCTAGCGAGACTGCTACTACTGCTTCTTACATTACTGGCACAGTCTCAAAGTACGCTGGGCAAAATACTTTAAGTGTTGAGCTCATTGATAGATCCAGTCCGGCGTTCTTTGAGGAGCTCCTACGTTTGATGGCTGGAGCTTATGCTAAAGCAACAGACACAGCCGTTAACGCTGGCTTAATTACAGCCGCCGCACTCGACGGAACAACCGTGGCAACTTATCCAACAGCTTCCGAGCTTCTAGGATTCGTCTCACGTGGAGCCGCCGCGGTCTACGCTGGAACACAAGGATTCGCTAAAAATATAATTGCGAATACTTCACAATGGGCTAACTTAATGACTCTCAATGTGTCAGGCGCTCCGCTTTACAACGTAGCCGCTGGACAAACAAATACAACAGGCGGCGTAGTAACTCCGTCATCGGTTCGCGGAATCGTTGCAGGTTTAGACCTTTACGTAACCGCTAACACAGCTTCGCTAACTGACACAGATGGATCGATGTTGATTGTCAATCCAGACGCTTTCGGCTGGTACGAATCTCCAACGCTTCGCCTAACTTCTAACCAGATTCAAACTGGACAAGTGGAAGTTATGTATTACGGCTATGGAAGCTTCGTAAGCAAAGTCGGAGCTGGCGCGTTCAAGATTAACAAAGCGTAATAGCTAACTAATCATCGGTGGGGGTCGCTCCCGATCCCCATCGAGCCGTATCGAGAGGAAAGATATGCCAAGTATCATTACAGCCGCTCAATTAAGAGCCGTAATTGGCGTATCTTCTTCTCTTTACAATGACGCTTATTTAGAAGAAATAATCGGCTCAGCCGAAGCCGTAATTCTGCCAATGCTTACAGCTAACCAGGCGGCAATCGCAGAAGTTTATTTAACTTCTAACGTTGCTTATTATGTAACGCAACGTCCACACTATTTCGTTGCAGGTCAGACCGTCGTTGCTTCTGGAATAGTTCCAGCGACTTTTAATGGCACAATTACCGTAACTGATAACATTACTGATCCTTATATCTTTTCAGCGGCTAAAACTAACGCTGACATAATTATTCGCGGAGTAATTCCAGCGGGAGTCGCTTATCTATCTGGAGCCGACGCCGCAACACTTTACGCAAGCACAGACGCGGTCGAATCTGCCGTAACTATTGTTAGCGTCGAGATTTTCCAATCAATTACTGCCGCTGGCGGTCAAATTGAAGGCGTGGACTTTACGCCGTCGCCTTATCGAATGGGGCGCTCATTAATGAATCGCGTCATCGGATTACTTTCGCCGTATATTGATGTCGAGACTATGGCGATGTAATGCCAACGCCAACCACTATCGCTACAAATGTTCGCGGCACGTTAGCCACCGCTCTGGCTTCGGTCGCCGCCTCAGTTTATGGATCAGTTCCAGAATCGGTAATTCCGCCAGCCGTAATAATTATTCCAGCGGCTCCGTATCTTGAAAGTACCTTAATAAATAAATCCACTACTAAGGTTAAAATAAATTTTACAGTTACAGCCGCCGTTGCTTATTATTCCAATGCGGCTTCGTTAGATAATTTAGAACAGTTAATAATTAGCATTCTCGGCGCTATGCCGTCGGGATACGTCGTGGGCGATGTAGATCGTCCAGCCGTTACTCAGGTGGGCGCAAGTCCATTACTAGTAGCCGATCTCGCGGTCAGCACTTACTACACGCAACAATCAATCTAAGGAGCAATAATGGCAACAACAATCGTAACGGGTCGCGATATAACTTTTACTCTCGCGACTGTTAATTATGACGCGCAGACAACTTCGGTAACGCTAGTTAATGCGCCAGTAATTGATACTTATCAAACACTAGACGGAAAAGCGTATA